TCGAAGTCATAGTCCTTGAACTCTGTCTGATTTCGCATAAAGACTTTTAGGTTATCTTTGACTTCATCAAAGTCAAATTCTGTTACACTGAGTCTTTTTCTAGTCGCTGCCATTATCGTAATCTCTCTAATAGAACTTCCATATTCACAAGTTCTGTTGGGGCGTTAACAACATAAAACTCAATGGATACTTCATATGCGTTGTTGTCAAGATTAGGTTGAGCTCGAACTCCCATGAGTCTAGCCCTTGGTTCAAAGTTCTCAATCACATCTTCGATCTTCATAGTCAGAACATATGCCGTGATCGGCGTCATAGGTTCAAACAAAATATCTCTGACACCAGAACCAATCTCTGGGTGAAAAGGTTTTTCGTAGAAGTTGGTTAGTACAAGATTTCTTACAGACCTCTTGACTGCAACGGCGTCAGTAACTTTAGTGATATCCTTTGATCCAATTTTAGGACCAAAGAATAAATCAATATCAGAATACACTTGAGCTGCACGTTCTTCCCCCTGAAATGTACCATCAGTGTATGCGGTCTTTGACATAAGTATTCCTTTTTATTATATTTATACACTCTCTGCTGTGTTTTGTTTCATCATATAAGTATTATTCGACTTCCAAACATCTTTTGCATTAACACGAATGAATCGTTTGTTGGTTTCATTTGGATTTGGGTTAGGAATAGTTACCACGACATTCTTACCCCTTCTAAATGCTTCAGTCTGATTATTTATTCTATCAACATAATTAAACTCAATGTAATCTCTACGGAGTGCCTTAGTAACGGACTTGCTAACGCTACGGCGTTCACCCTTAGATGTTTCTGTTTCTCCTGATTTCTTCTTTCCCATAATATAACTCCTTTATGTATGTTTGTATTTATGTCTTCACTTTTTCGCCGCCCTCAACATCTTTGCCACAGCTTCTTCAAAAGCTTGCTCTGATGATTGGCCATATGCTGCATAACCTATTTTTGCGGGCGGCGGGATTTTCAGGTAGATGGCCATTTGGGGATTTATAAAACGACTGATACTGGCCATCGTGACGTAGACTACTTTCTGCCCGCTATCGGCCTCATCCGATTTTTGAACCTCAACCTTATAACTACTGTATTTTGCGTCAGCAATTTTTTGTAAGTCTGCCAGTGTGGTGGTTGGTTTTCGATCTGATGCTGATTTAATCTTTGCTATCTCTTCCGGGGGTGTCTTCTTCGGCGCAGGCGCCGGTCTTGCTGGCTCCGGTACGGCTTTGGTTGGAGGCGGCTTTACCGTTGCCACTGTGGGTTGTGCGGTTGGCGGGGTTGGGTAGTCCAGCGTTGAGACTGGCACCGGAGTGTTATTTTTTGCAGGTGTTTTTGAGGGAACATAATCAGGATCATACCTTTCCAGATATGAATAAGTTAATAAAACACACATCCCCTTATATTTGGAATTTAATCTTGCATCACTCATAGGGTTCTTATTATGTCCTACAAATATGTCAGGATCAGAACTAAAAACAGTGCCACCTGATTCTATGTTGCCCGGATGATCAGAAAGTTTAACTGGTGGGTAAAAGTTAAATTCGTTTCGAATAGTAGTCCAATTAGTATTATCGTTAAACCCACGGGTAGGATAATCACCAGTAGAGATAAGTAGATCAGCGTGACGACCATATCGATTTCTATAATAAAATCCTTTATTTGCGTCAGTGCTTGCAATATTTTCGTCTAAATTAAATCTTTTGCGTTCTTGTCTGTCCCAATATCCTTTATTAACACCTGTGCCGGTATGAAATAGTAAGCTCTTAATTCTAACAGGTTTATGTTTAAGTTTTACATATGTTTTGGCATCTGTAACCTTGTCTTCTACACCGCCCTCGCCGTCGGGCTCTACTTCAGTATAGGCGGCTTTTTGAACAACATCAGCAAGGGAAAATGTTTCAGTAATTGTTGTCTTTTTATATGAAAATCCATCGCCCTGTGTTGATGATGCATAATTTGTTCTCTCACCCACAGATGTGGGTGGAAAAGCAACACTAGTGGGCGCACCGCCACCAAGTGACACTGTTTTAAATGCACTAGGTAGTGCTATTTGAAATGCAGAAGTATCCTGTGTTGGTGCTATTGCACTTGTAAAAAAAGATGACATCTTGTTCTGCAAATCAGCAAACCTCTGCTCTACTGCAACAACTTGTTTTGCCACAGATGAAGCTTCAGTTACGGCAGGGGCAGCTGCTTGTTTTGGTGCAATAGGTTTTTGGTCTGCTGGTTCAGTGCTTCCTGATGCTTTCTCAAGATTGGGAACAAGGGCACAAATATTACCACCACCTAATATTGCCGCAGTCGCACTACTAACAAGACTATCTAACTCTAAACCAGAAGACTTTATGTCATCACCAAATTCTGTTTTAATTTTTGCTAGTGCAGAAAAAAAAGCTGGGGTGCCGGGTATCTGTGAAGTAAGACTTGCAATTTCTGCCTGCAAGTTTAGTTTAGGTAGAGTTGGTATCTCAATAGTTTGCAGTTTATCTTTCAATCCCTCAAGTTCATTCTGCGCTTCTGCAAACGCAGCAGATGCAGTAGATGCTGCTTCATTAAGCTTTGCTTTTGCATCTGATTTTGCCGCAGTGAGTTTACTCATAACGTCATTCAGTTCTGGACTTGCGCCACATAAATTAGCGTTTGCAAAATCAACCATTCTAATCTCCTACTCTATCCTTAATTTGGAGTGCTTGTTTCAGCACCAGACACACCAGCTGGGTCTGTATGAGTGTGTTGTGTAAGAGTGATTGCTCTAGCAGTGACTTCACTCTCTACATGTTCCATTGTAATCAATCCCTTACCTGTGATTGTGTCAGTAAGTGTTCCGGCCACGGTTCTAACTGCGTTCGTTCCAACGATTTGACTCAGTGTTGTTTCTGGATTGATTGTCATTGCAGCTGCAGACTTTATGTTCAGTGTGTCACCAGACTTCAGAGACATAATGCCCGATATGGTTGACTGAGATATATTAGTCTTTGCAAGCACGGTATAGTTAGAATTCGTTGTCATGAAAATACCATCACCACCAGCGTTTGAATCCATCTCCTTACCCGTAACATCTAAATCATATCCACCACCAACAACTTGAATTTTAGATTTCTCAAAGGTAACAACCGAATCACCACCGACTCTACCTTTGATATCATCGTTGATATTGAAAGAATGATTACCGATAATCTCTTCTTCACGATTACCACCGGGGCCTTTTGGATGATCATCGTTTGCAGCACCCACCTTGACACGATGATTCTTGTGTATCTTCTGAAAGAAGTCTCCTTCTATCTCCTGTATGTAGTCACCCTTGATGAGTTCTCTTACATTTCCTTCTACTGTTATATTTCGGTTTCCCTTAATGACAATGTTCTCAGAATTAACCACAATCTCAAAATTACTACCCATAATCTTTGTGACTACACTTCCGTCTGGGTGTATCTCTTCAAATGTTCCAGACATATGCTGACGAAACAACCGTTCTGCGCCGGGACTGTCATCAACTTCTGTGATATGACCGGACTCAGACTCAAATACATGATTGTAAGGGTAGACACCAGAGATATACGGTTCTGCATCCGCCTCAATTCCTTTAGGTACAGGTTCTTCCCAATATTCTCTTATCTCCGCAACTGCTTCATCAGAGACACTTTCAAGATTTGGTTTGGTTGCAAGAGGAATACCTCCCGCAACACCTTCGTCAACATCAGCATCAGCAGGGTCGCCGTAATATCTTTGTTCCCTACGATCAATAAGTGATTTATGATCTTCTGATGCTCTACCTCTAGCTAAACGATTGGTATCCGGTTCTCCAATATCATGGCCACTGTGTTCTATCTCGCCGGGGTAAGGACCATACTTCGGGTTACCTTTATATGCATTTTCAACAGCTTCGGCTCCCCTTGGATCATTAAATCCTGATGATGGATTAGCTTCTGAATCTGGAATACCCGGCAATGTACCCATGATGACAGGTTGCTGTGCTTCAATATCTCTAAAGAACCCGACAACCCACGAACCTTGCGTCAAAAACGAAGGTGTGTGGCCAAGACCTTGCATAGAAGGATCAGTTACAGGATGCATCACATGCGCCCAAGGAAGATCAGTAGTCTTAACCTGAGTCAAGTCATCACTGTGCCGTCCAAGCACACGAACACGAACCCTACCCAATTGAGCAGGATCATTCCTATCTTCAACTACACCAACGAACCAACTGAAACCATCTTTACCCATGAAATCTTGCATGGGACTATTTATAAGAGTTTAATGAAGGTCTGGATCACGCCCTAAGCGGTTACCATCAGTTGACCAATTATACTGTTCTACATCAAACAACTTTTTTGGATCACTGTCTCGCAAAGTCATAAGCATTTCAGCAGCTTCGTACTCAGACATACCCTCGGTTACCGTTTGTTTTTCTATAATTCTATATCTTATCATGATGAACTCCTTTCATCACCTAGTCGTGACTGTATGAGTTCCTATTCAACTAGACATTTATCTAGATCATAGGAATGATTCGTTCGTTTTACTAACATGGTTGGTTATTTAGACATTACCAATGAGTTCATTTGGAAGAATGTAGTCCAAATTACCCATCCCCCTCGTACCGAAGCGGGTAATCTCAATATAGACAGAGTTCAGGGACTTTTCCTTGAACGCAACATACTTCTTCAACTTCTTGGATTTGTACATAAACACGCCGTCTTCCAACTTAATGTCATCATAAGAGTCCTTGTCAGAACCAATCGCAGTAATCTTCCCGCGAAGGATATCACCATAGTCGCCGTTGTATGCAACTTCATCACCAATATTCATGTTTTAGTTCCTGTTTAGTTTAAAGATATTCATAGGTCGTTGCAATGATTGGGTCTTTAGTTGAACCAATCCACTTACTCTCAGTTGTCACAGCTTTAATTCGCCGGAAAGTTTCTGATTTAAATTTGGTTCCATTCTCAAATTCATAATCATCATTCGGATCAATTGAATATTCTT